TCTTCTGGTCCTACAACACCTGTAGTTGCTACTTGCCCGAAAGTCGGTCCTGTTGGCTTAGGTTCTTGACCATTAACCGGGTCATTACCATCTCCATATGAATAACCTTTAATATTATAAATATTATCCTTTTTATCTTTATCGGACATATTCTCTAAGTCAACAAGAGGCTTTCGAAACCCTCCTTCTTCTTCAGGACCACCTTTAGTTAAAGGTGCTTCTCCTGTAGTTCCAGCTGGAACATCTTCGTTAACTACTACTTTACTGAAGACATCTTTATATGCTTCTCCTAATGACATGAAGTCTTTGCTTTTTGACATGTAATTATTTATGCTCCTTATTAAATATTTCTGTGGCTAGACAAGATAATATGTTCTATATGGGTAATAAAAATTTACCTAACGTTAATTGGAAGGGTGAATATACTAAAGAACAAGTAAAAGACCTTAAAAAAGCAAGCAGTAATATATTATACTTTGCTGAAAACTTCTTCCATATTATTAACTTAGACCGAGGTAAAGAGAAGATTAATCTTTATAAAGCGCAAAAGAGGGCGTTAAGAAAGATGAGAGATAACCGCTTCTTCTGTTTATTAGCTTCAAGACAGATAGGTAAGTCTACAATGATGACTATCTACATTCTTTGGCAAGCATGCTTTAATAATGATCAACGTATACTTTTAGTAGCAAACAAAGAAGCAACTGCTATTGAGATCTTTCAACGAGTTAGAATGGCTTATGAAGAGCTGCCAAACTGGTTAAAACCACCTGTTAAAGAATATGCTAAGACATCTATGACTCTCGAGAATGGTAGTCGTATAGGTATTACAACTACTACAGGTACTGCTGCTCGAGGTCAATCTGTTAACTGTCTAGTTATTGATGAGATGGCATTCATTGAGCCTCATTTAGTAGAAGAGTTTTGGAAGTCAGTTTTTCCTATTATTACTTCTTCTAAAAAATCCAAAGTATTTGTTTGTTCAACTTCTAATGGTACAGCTAATTTATTCTATAAACTTTATACAGGTGCTGTAGAAGGAGATAACGGATGGGCTCATGATAAGATAAAATGGGATGAAGTACCAGGGAGAGATCAAGAATGGGCTCAAGCCACTAAAACAGCTATTGGTTCATCAGAAGCTTGGTTACAAGAATTTGAATGTGAGTTTATTCATTCTGGTGAATCTACTCTTGATGATGATCTATTCGAAGAAATGATGTCGAAGGTAACTGAACCTAAAATTATCTTAGATGAAGGACATTATAAGATTTGGGAAGAGCCTGATGATAGTAAAGTATATGTAGCAGGGGTAGATATATCTGAAGGAGTTGGTATTGATTCATCTGTTATTCAGATTTTAGATATAACAGATATTAAAGACATTAAGCAAGTAGCTGTCTATAGAAACAATAAGATCCCGCCTTTAGAGTTTACTAATAGATTATACAAAATTTTACGTAACTGGGGGTCTCCCTTAGCTCTCATAGAGAGAAACAATTGTGGCGCCCAGGTGGTGGATAGGTTGTCAGAAGATTTAAGTTATGATAAAATAGTATCATATGGTAATAAAAACGCTCATCGCAGAAATGTAATGAGGGGAATGATAGCTCATACGAATTCAAAATATAAAGGTGTTCTTAATATGAGATACTTTATGAATGAAGTACGAGTAGTAACTATAAGAGAAGAGGATACAGTAACTGAACTAAGAAACTTTGTTCGTTATCCTAATGGTACTTGGAAAGCAAGAGCAGGATTTCACGACGATAGAGTCATGGCTATGCTTTATGGTCTGTTTATTCTAGAGAAAGAGATTACAGAAAGGTTCTTTGATATCGTAGAAGTAGATGATATGGGTAAACCTTCAGTTATTGAACCAATGGATTTTGGTATTCAATATTTTGAAGACCCTACATCAATCTATTTAGATGAAGAGATCACAGGTATGGGATCAAATAATGTTTCTGCAGTAGTTTTTGGAATGGGTGATGAGGTATTAGATGATATGGAAGATTTAAGATCAAGTGGATTTATGTTCTTAGGTGAAAATCCACAAGATAATTGGCAAGCGGGTATACCTAATCAGCTATAAATATATACATGGCAAGGAATACTATGCAGCAGTCGATGCTGAACAAATCTAGAGCTGATAAGTTTTTATTAGTTTTTGATGTACCACCGATTTTAAAAGAATTTAGTAAAAAATTTAATCAAACTAACGATAGTTTAATTCCAGAATCAGTTCAATTTTCAATATTTGGTGCTGCAGTGCCTGAAGTTAATGTACCAGCAGTAGAAAATAGATATGCTGGTAACACTCTCTATGTTTCATCTCATTCAAAAAATCCATATCCTCCTGTTTCTATAGGATTTAAGATAGATAATGAGTATAAAAATTACTATGCAATATACTCTTGGCTTAATTTATTACATGATCAATATGAAGGACGGTATAATGCTCGTGAGATAAATGAAAATAATCCGGATTTTCAGGATTATCAGACTGATTTAACCATTTTTGGTAAAGATGAATTTAATAATAACCGGATCAAATTTACTTATACTAAAGCATTTCCCACCACAGTTGACGCTATAAACTATAGTTATACTGATGCGGATGAAATAACTTCGGGATTTACGTTTGTCTACTCACAATTACATACAGAAGTTATCAGTTTTTGAAATTATTAACCTAATTTAGGATAAATAATTTTATGGCACAGCGTACAATAAACTCACCTGGAGTAGAAATAAGAGAATCAGATCTTTCCTTTACAACACCTGCACCTGCCGGAACGAACGTCTACGTTACCGGTTTTGCTCAGCAGGGTCCCATCGACGAAGTTTTGCTTATAACCACTAAGCAAGAATTAGTTCAAATTTATGGTCCTCCTACTACTGCAGCAGAAAAATACTTTCATTACACAATTAACGAACTTTTAAATTCACCTGCTACAGTTTACGCTGGTAGATTACCTTACGGGTTAGGAAACGGTGATGGGTTTGGATCTAAATATTCCGCTTTAGCTTACCCAGTTCAAGCATTTGGTAGAGGCCATGATCTCCCTCTAGCTCTTTCACAAAGTAGTTCTGCTGTTTATGTTGCAGGTGCACCGGTGCATTTTGAACTAACTGAAGCTGAATACTTAGGTATACTTGATGGATCTGGTTATACTTGGTCCGACAGCGCTGCGTTAAGTGCTTCTGATATAAGTAATGTAGCTAATATTGGTAAAGCAGGTATTATTGTTCTTAATAAAACTCAGCTAGCTAATAATGAAGGACTAGAAGGCTCATATGTAGGGTTGCTTAACAATACACAAAACCCAGCAGATAATTTTACTGCTATAGCAAATGTAAAAGGTGTTACTTCAGCAGCAACACGCACTACAAGCTTTACAACTGTACCAACTAATACCTTAACATTTGATTTAACTTCTTCTGCTACAGATGGATCAGGACAAAGTGTTTCACGTGTAATGGAAAATCTAACTGATTATGATTTAGATTCTCAAGCATTTGCCGATTACTTACAATTTGGTGTATTTAAATTACGTAAGTCTGTATATGCTAATGAAGCTACAAAGCTTGATTATGTGTTAAGCGATGTTCTTGTAGGCTCAATAAATGCAAATAGAACTGAACTTAATAGGAACGGTGGAGCAGATAAATCAATCTTTATTGAAAATGTATCAGATAGTTCACAGAACGTTAAGGTGTTAGTTAACGATAACATTTCTGGTAGATTAACAGGGCATACTGGACTCAATACGCAGGGTAATGCTCAACATGTATTCCAAACTGATAGTACTTTATCGACTACTGGTTTCTTATCTGCAGCTCCTGTATCGATACAGGGAGCTGACTCAGATACTAACGCTCTATTCCCATTAGGACAGTTTACTAACAAGAAAGTAACTGAGAAACTTCTCGGTGATATCCCAACAAAGCTTGAAAGATCTTTAGATAATATTAAGAATGACGAAGTTTATAATATTGATGTAGTAGTTGAAGGAGGCTTAGGTACTATCCACGCTATAACCAGTGCTTTTGGTACTTCTTCTTATTATGATGATCAAAGTTATAGCAGTGCAATTAGCGGGGCAGTTGAAGGATTAAGAACATCAGGTGACTTATCAATAGCATCTGCAATTACATTAAGA